TCTCCGTGACGCGGCGCGTTTCGAGACGTTTTTCCACAGTGGCGTCTTCCTTAAACACGCTCCAGGTGTCGACATCCATGAGCACATCAATAGGCTGCGCGCCGGCCTTTTTAAGGCAGAGAAGCGCCCAGGTCTGCAGCTCGCTCAGCGGCTTCACGCCGGAATCGCCCCACTTGTTGCCTGAGGTTTTTGTGATCGTCAGGCTGGAGTCGCGGCCGAAGTCGACGACCACCGAGGGATATTGATCACCCACGACGGTGACTTTGCCGGTGCGCAATGCTTCGGCGGCCATCACTTCCTGCCGGCGTCGGATCATGTCTTGATGATCGCTGAGCGTTTGTGCGACCAGGAAGCGCAGTCGATCCATCGGTGCGAGCGAGCCGCCCAGCGTTTCACCCGCAATGCGCTTGAGCGGCGCATTGGGGTCCCAGGGCGTTTTAGGCTTGACGTAGGCCGGCTTGAAGGTATTGGTCTTGCGGCCATGCGCGTCGACGATCTTGCCCGCGACTACGGGCGAGACGAACGGCGCCAGGCGGCGGGTCTTGTCGATCACATCGAAATGGATTTCTTCCGATGTATCGGTTGAAACTGCTCCAAAATATCGATCGAGCAAAAACGATTTAGGCATGATCAGCGAGTTGATGACGCCGATCAGCGTGTTGGTAGAAAATAAATCCATCGCGAGCTCCTTTTAAAATGTGCGTGTGCTGTGTGCCGCCGTGATTAGCCAGGGATTGCCGAGATGAGCACGATGCCCTTGGCGCGCAGGCCCTCGGTGATGCTCGCAACCGTATGCGATGCGCCGAGTGTGAGTGCGTTGACGTTGAAGTCGCCGCGGCTGTAAGCCAGCGCTTCTTTGTCGCCGCCGCTGGCGTCGCAGTCCTCGGCCAGGATCAGATCCGGGGTTTGCGAGCCGTCGGATGCGGCCGACAGACTGAGGTTGTATTTGCCGCCGGTGGTGATTTTGCCGAGCACGGCGCCGCGTACCAGGTTCTGGCCCGAGATCAAGGTGACTTTGCGGCTGTTGAGTAGATGCGCGTTGCCGGCGATGAGTTTGTCTTCGCCGCGCGACGCAGTGCTGAATGATGCGCCCATGATGATTCCTCCGTTATGTGCCTAAACCGAATGTGCTGCCGTTATTTGCGGCGCGCGCCCTGGTAGAGCGCGACGCAGCGCTGCGCCTCCGCTTGCTCGTCGCCCACGCCGTCATCGGTGCCCGCTTCGGCACCCACTTTGGGATTGGCGGTGGTGGCCATGGCGGCGGCAAATGCATTGCCCGGCGCGGCGGCGGCCTTCGGCGACGACGCGAGCACCTTGGCGGCCTGCTCGGCGTTGAGGTCGGTTTCCAGCGCGAGCGTGCGCGCCTGCGCTTCGCGGCCGGCTGCTTCGGCGTGCGTGAGAATGGCGCCGATGCGCGCGCGCTCGGCTTTCGCGCCTTCGGCCTGGCCGGCGGTGGCGCCTTCCGCGCGGGCGCGGGCGACGTCGGCTTGCGTGACCACGGGCGCGTTATCATCCGCACCCGTCCCTTGTTTCTGCTGCTCGGACATGGTTTCTCTCCTTGGGGATTGAGTGCGGGCAGTCGCCCGCAGGGGGTTGTTACGCTGCCCGGCCTGCTGCTCGAGCTGGGCAACGATGTGGTCAAACGTGCCGATGCCGTCGATGAGGCCGATGCGCAGCGCCTCGGGCGCGGTGTAGACGCCGGCTTGCGTGTCGCGCACCGCCTGCTCGCTCAAGTTGCGCGCGGTGGCGACGGATGAGACGAACAGCCCGTACATGTCGTCGACGATGGCTTGCAGGTTTGTGCGGGCGCGATCGCTGAGCGGCTGATGACTGCCGAAATCGGCTTTCTTGTCGCCGGCGATGATCGCCGTGTATTTCACGCCGGCCTTTTCGAGTCGCGCGCTTTGGTCCATGTGCATGGCGATGACGCCGATGGAGCCGGCCATGCCGGTGCGCGTGGTATAGACTTTTTCCGCCGCGCTCGCGATGGCGTAGGCGGCGCTGAATGCATCGCCGTCGGCCATGGCCCAGATGGCCTTCTGGCTGCGCGCGGACATGATCTTGTTGCCGAGGTCGAACACGCCGTTGGCTTCGCCGCCGGGGCTGTCAACCGCCAGCAAAATCGAGCGGACATCCTGATCACTGAGCGCCGCGTCGAGCTGCGCGGCAATGCGCTCATAACTGGTGATGCCGGACATAGCGTCCATCCAGCCGCCGCGGTTCACCAGCGTGCCCATCACCGGGATGACAGCGACACCGCCGCTAGTGACGCGATAGGGTTTGCGCGCGGCGCTGTCGCTCTGATACTGCGCGGCATCGACGACGACCGGCTTTTCTCCGTTGATGTACCGAGCCAGAACCGATTCGATCACCGCGGCTTTGTCGGGAAGGATCAGCAGCGGCGTGTTGTAGAGGCGCGCGGAGAGGTGCGCGTAACGCATCTCGGCGACGGCGAGGATGTCGCCGGTGTCCACTACGAGTTTTTCCAGTGAGCTCATGCCGCTTTGCTCCCTTGCTGTTGGCCGGGCGGGGTGTCGGGCTCGTTGACGACGGGCACGCCGTTGCCGGCGGTGGCGAAAGCTGGCAGCAAACCGCGCTTTTCGAGCTCGTTGTGCTCGATCTCGCGCTGGTCGAGCACTTCCTCCCAATCGAGGCCCTGCTCGGCGCATTCGATTTCGAGCGTTGAAAGGCCCGCGTCCATGCGGATTTTCGCGGCTTGCGCTTCCTTGACGGGGTCTACCCAGCCGCGGCCCGCGAAGATCCATTTGCTGCGGAGATAGGCGTAGCGCTGGGCGTAATAATCGGGCGCGTCGACGGCGCCTGCGTTCACGGCCTCTTCCATCCACAGCTCATAGATGGGGCGCAGCCAATAGCGGATGAGCCAAGAGCGGCGACCGAGGAAGTAGCGCCAGGCTTCGAGCAGCGCGGCGCGCGCGCTGCTGTAGTTGGTCTTCGAGAAATCCTTGAGCAGCAGCTCGTAGGGGATGTTGCGGCCGACGCCGATGTGGCGATACACGGCCTCCATGAACGCTTCGAACGCCGCGTTCGGCCGGCTGGGAGTGAAGCTGCTGAGTTTCGCGCCCACGGGAAGCGGAATGACCGCGCCGCCTTTGAGCGATGCGCGAAATTCGCCCATGTTCTTGTTCCACGTCTCGCCCGGCTTCTCGCCGAAGAGCGTGGCCGTGCTTTCAGAGTCGAGATTGCTTTCCAAAAACGCCGCGATCAGCGAATTTGAAACCGCCGCCTGCAGCTCTGTGGTGGCGTAATGCCCCGCCATCTTGAATTCGCGCATCACCGCAGTGACGATGGGCTTGCCGCGGCTCTGGCCGGTGCGGTCTTTGTCATGCAGGTGGATTAAACGGCGCCGGCCCCAGGGCGTGAATGCAGGAATGCGCTCCCACTCGTCCGGCGTCGGGAAATAGCGCCCATAGGCGGCGTAAGCGTCGCCCGGATGGCTTTTCATGATCCAGTACGCGATGGGCGCACCGTATTCGTCGGATTCAATACCGTTGCGGAGGTTTTTGCGGCTCTCCATGCCGGGAGGCGTGGAAAGGCGGTCTGCCTCGATCATCATCACGCGCGTGGACCAGCGCGCATCGGCGCGCGGCAGCCACAGCGGCAGCGCGAGGGCGTCGCCGTTGAGCATGGCGCCGCCGAGGGCCTGCTGGGTGAGGCCGAGCAGATCGAGCGTGCGGCCGGCGTCGCACTCGCCAGTTTCGGACCAGGTGGAAAACTGCGCTTCGACGCCGTTGCCCCAGTCGCGCGCCCAATCGCGAGTTTTGCCCAGCAGGCGATAGTCGGGCTTGCTGGAGAGGCGCAGGATGTTGCCGACGATGTTGTCGCGGTAGGTCTGCATCGCGCCGCTGGCGATGCCGTTGTTGCGCGCGAGATCACGCGAGCGCGGCACGATGGTGCCGAGCTCGGGCAGAAGATCGGCGTCGGCCGAGCCGAGATACGGATGCCAGCTCGCCATGGTGCGGTCGGTGAGATCGGCCGCGCTGTGCGCCGAGCTCCTTGGCGCGGATGGCGGCCTGGATCTGGCTCACGTATTCGGCGAGGGCGGCTTTGTTGACCTCGCTGTACTGCACGCGCACGTCGCCGTGCCACACGTAGACTTCGCGCTTGCCCAGCATGAGGTCATCGATGGCAGTGAGCGCGGCGCCGAGGCGCGTCCGCAGGGTGACTAGATCAAGTGTGGCCAGGGCAGCTTGCATGCTGCCCAAGATAGAGGGGAGTTTGTGAAAAGTTCATGCGAACTTTTCACTTTTTGAAGGTATGCTTGAATTTCCTAAAGCGCTGGGGTGCGGACATGAAGATTATAAATATTGACGATTTTAGAAAAAGGAACGATCAAAAAGGCGCGATAATTACATTCAGGTCAATAGGCGTTAAAGGCTCAGAAGGCGAAGACCTCTATTTCAACATCAGTGTCAACGTTGGAGATGGGGATGTTATAGGTGTCCTTAATGTTGTCAAGGAAGATGGGGGTATATGGGCAGAACACAACGGAGCGGCTTATTTCATTCCTTGGTCATGTGTGATTGTAGAGATTCCTGCCCAATGCCCTGAATCTATATCGCATAGCACTGGCGACAACAGTACGGTCTAGCTGCCTTTTCAGGTAGCCATACCGCGTCGACGATAGTTATTTCGCCACCACAGCCAGCGCATTCATAACATTCCAGGTCATCTGCTCCGCCAAACGATGCAACGATCTGATCGTCGCGAGAGATGTCTTGCGTTAATTTTTGGCTGTTATTCATTGGCGCTGCACTCGTCGCTAGAGCCGACCTTTGCCTGTCCTCGGCGCAGATAGTTATACAACGTCCGCTTCGTAATACCGTGCTTTTCGCACACCTCGGCGTGGTTTCTACCGTTCAGATCGGCCAGCACCGCGGCGCGGCGGGCGTCGTTGTCGCGCTTGGCGATGTACGCGATCTCCCCGGCGTAGCGACGGCGGGCGATATCTTCC